CATCTCAGGCTTACCTTTAAATGCTACAGAGTTATTAGCTAGTGCTCTCTGTCCTTCATTCTCCCACCATTGCCCTGACTTGGCGTGTCTCATTTGGTCATCGCCTAAGTTAGATAATGATATAAGAGCAGAACGTCTGACTCCACCTACAACTACCACTTCACCAATCTTACACATGATATCGTGACACTCAATAGGGAATAGTCTTCTGCCCTTAGCACTCTCAAACTTCTGTATACAGAACTGAAACAACTCAACTAAAGGAGCAGGTCCTGATGCTCTACCACCAAACGTTTTTAATCTTGCACCTGCTGGTCTAACCTCTGACATATCCCACTGAGGAACTTGTCCTGCATATAACATAGCAATCAACTCACGTAGAGCTTTAGACCATCCGGGTCTGCTATCTCCGACTTTGATGATAGTAGATGACTTCTCCATATGCTCATTGACTATAGGTAGTTTGTCTACAACTTCTCTCTCAACAGAGAAACCAACACCTGTACCACACATTAGTACGTACATACATTCATCAAATGCTCGTGGACTATCAACAGGTATGTAACTACAGTTGTAACCACCAACATGACATCTATCTAGTGCAGGTCCTGCTGTCATCAAGGCTCTCATACTAGGCATAACACCTAGAGAAGTAATCTGCTCAACTAATTTTTCTTTTAAGGCTCTAGTCAAGTTATAACTATGATTCTTTTTTAAGTGCTGTTCCATGTAACCAAAGTATCGGTCTACTGTCTCACCCCAATTCTCTCTGCGTTGTTCGTCATCTTTCCACCTTGCATAGCGAGAGAGTGCTATAAAGTTTTGGTAGTCGGTTGGTAGGTAGTTACTTAGCATTTATTACTCCATTATTACTTTCATATGTTTAATCTTCACACCATCTAAATCGTGATATAATTCTCTCATATAGTCTTCAAAATCTTCTGTGACATCGCCATCAGCAGGGATAGGATAATCTTCGGGGTCAACCTCTAGAGTCACCATTACTTTTACTTTTATACTCATTATGTTTTATCCTTTGCATCAGGCTCAAACGACAATACCACAACATTGTCATGCTTGTCAACTACTTTACCTTTTTTACTTGGTGGATTAAGTAGACCCTCATACTCATCTGCTTTTTTCTCTAGTGCTTCTCTAACATAGTCATCCTGCTCCATAACAGGAACAGAAGAACATATCACCCTACAGAAGCCCATAACTCCGTAGTAATCGTCATCTCCTAATGGATTGTCTCCTGCTGTCATTATAGAGATGTCTACCTCACCTGTCCATTCCTTTTTATCATTTAAATCAGGTCGCACATTAATAATAAAGTCTTCAGGTCTCATTCGTTTTATAGTATCTTTCATTTAGTATCACCCTTCTTAGATTTAGTCTTGTATCTCCTCACTATTTTATCCCCATTAAATTTTATAAGAGGGGGATGCGTGTTTTTTCCTTTTTCATTTAGCCAATCTTCAGGTATGATTCTATCGTAGTATAAAAAACCATGTGCATCACACCATTGTCCGTATGAAGATTTAGCACCTTTTTGTAATTTGTTTCTGCTGTTAGTAAATACAAATCGTATATCTAAATTGGGGTGTTGTTTCTTAATAGCTTTGTGTTTCTTTCTGTCGGCTGTTATAAATCTACCTTTAGTTTCTATTATAATGCCATTACTAAGCATAAAGTCAGGGGTATAGGTTCGGTATGATAAATCCTCCCATTCTATCTTAATACTTTCATAACCATAGTCATGTTTTAAGTTTGTAAGATAGAGTGATACAGAATGTTCTAGACCACTCCTATACCCATACTTTTTAGCTTCTCGTGTAACCTTCTGAAGAGCCATTTAAGCTCCCTTTAAACTAACATACTGAACCATCTTAGGCTCTCTTGCCTTAGACATCTGTGCAGGTAACTCAATTAAATTATCCCAACAGGTAGTCCTATAAGAACAGAATGTACAGTTTTTATTTAGTACTATGTTTCCTGTCTCTTTTCCTCTGAATGTTTCAGGCTCAGGTTCAAAGCAACGTACTAACTCTTTTGCTTCAGCTTGCTTTATATTACTTCTTATCTTATCTAGTTCGGCATCCATATCTACTCTAGCAGGAATGTATTTAAAGTGTCCATTGGCTTTATTGACAACCCACCAACCACCTGCTTTCTTATTGGCTGCTTTTGCATAACCTGCAAGTTGTCCTACATAACCAAAGCTATCTCCTGCGTGTAGAGAATCGTATGAATCAAACTTATACTTATATGACCAATCAGATGCTGACTTGATATCATCTACTGCTCCGTTGACTACTAAATCATACGTACCTGATATAGTAGTTTTGTCATCGAGTTCAAGGGATACGGTATCACTATCTTCATATTCTACTTTAGCTTCTTTTAAAATAGCTTTGAACACAGCTTCAACTATATCTCCTAGCATCATATTCATCATAAATGTAGTTGGCTTAGGTAACGCAGTCTCAGGTTTATTCTTCTCGAACCATAGTTGACAAGAAGGTCTACCTATATTAGACATACGAAACCTAAACTCTTTGTTTCTTTTTGTGTTGAACTGACGATTCAGAGCATCTTTAATGTCTGTCGCTACTTGCTCAATACTTTCTTGACTCATTGGTGACTCACCATTAGTAGCATTTTGCAAGTACTGATGAATCATCATTTCAGCAGGGTGGTTCATTAAGCCACCTCTTCTTCTATATCAATGAAGTCCTCAACAGTTGACATATCACTCTCACTAATTTCTTCCTTAGCATTGACATCCCACTCGTTAAGAATATACGAGTTGTAATTCTCAACCCACGAGATAAAGTTAGCAAATGTCTCTTGGTCGTTGTCATCTAAGACAACAGTTTTTATGAGGTCTAGACTAGCAGTTGGTAAGTAAAAAGAATTACCATTTGGTAGCTTTCTCTCTTCTGTATTAAGAGTTATATTATGTTGCACAGGTAGCTTCTTCATCTGTGCTAACTTAGTAAAAGGAATACCTAGTGTCTTAAAGGCATCTCTATTATCAATCTCCCATATAAAAGGATGAGATGTAGTGGTAGTAGGCTCTCCTCTCTCATTCATAGGTTCGTGTAAATCAATGATACCAAAGATAACACGTACACGTTTAATTTGCTTGATTAAGTCCTGCATCTTCTCAGGTAGTGATGCAAAATCTTTTATCCAACCTGATGGTTTACCACAGTTGAACCCACCCTTATTGTCTTTCAAATCAATATTTAGGTTGTCTGCCATAAGTGTCTTATGATAAGTACCCATTGGCTCACCTGCCTTAGCAGTCATATTCTTCACAAATCGTTTATACATAAATCTCTGTATGAATGGTCTAATAATAGCTGTATTAGAATATATAATACCCTCATCAGGTATATCTAACTTATACGTGCCACCCTCGACTACTTCTACATTAACTTTCTTACCCTTGACTTCTGCTTCACCCATAATTGGTGAGTGATTAATCTTCAGTCTTGGTAAGTTATTAGTTTTCTTATCACTACTGCTACCTTCACTAGCAATACCCATTGCTTTTGCCATAGCATTATAATTATTCGTATCTATTGTAACTAAACTACTCATATGTAATTCTCCTATTCATTAAAGTTTTATTGTTATATCATATTATGTCTTTGGTGTCAAGCCAATTCTTACCTATTTTTGCTTCTAGTAATAATGGCACATTTAATGCTACATTGAATTGGCTTTCTATTAAGGGTTTCATTGAACTATTAACAAGTTTGATAACATGTATCACCTTTTGTACTTCATCAGGGTGTACATCAATCACTATAGAATCATGCACACTATTGACTATACACGATTGTAATATACTTAACTCATTCTCTATCTTAATAAGTATAAGAGGAACGATATCGGCAGTAGCAAAAGACTGAACAGGATAATTCTTTATCTGTGTGAAGTGTGACACAGTACCATTCCTACGTCTTACTACGTCAGGAAAAGAAAACTCTCTGCCTGATGGTGTCTTTATGATACCTGTAGTCACAGCTTCTTTAGCCAATCTGCCATGCCATGATTTGATTCCTTGGTACTTTTCTGTGAAGTGTGTGTAATACTCAGCTTCTGCTTTACTTCTTCCGAATCCTGTTGCTCCATAGAGGGGTGCAAACGTGTGTGCTTTCGCATCTTGGCGAGAAGTCGGTTGACCTGCATCTGTAATAACTTTAGACGTATACGAGTGTACATCAAATCCAGTAGTGACCTCTTCAATAGCAACTCCATCTTGTGATAAAAATG